GTAACAGAAGAGGGGGTATCAGAAGATGAAATAAATGCTCTTTTAGCAGAAGCTTCACTAGAACAACCTCAAGCAGAGCCACAAGTTATAGTGCCTACTCCTAGACCAGGTACTAGATCATTAATAGACGAAGGTGCGCCTACCATATTTACTGCACCACCTAAGAAAGCTAAAGTTGATCCTAAGACATTACCAGAAGGAGTTGATCCTGTACCTCAAAGTAACGGCACGGGAGGTGATGGTACGGTATTTAATGACCCAGATAATGACCCAGATAATATGGGCCCTAGCGAAAAGAAAAATTCTAGAAACTATTTAGATTGGTTTGAAACAAGATTCTTCTCATCTGACGCTGCTTTAAACAACGCGATTAGACGCGGTATGCAGAAGGTAGGAGTACCTTGGAATCAGTTTAAGAAGGTTCTATATAAGGCCTCAACAGCTCAAGCACTGCATTCTGAAAACGTAGCACACAAAGTTCTCGAGCTAGGTGGGATAGAATATGATCCTGAGACTATGAAGTTTAAAGCTATAGATAATGCTAATGGTAGTTGGTTAAAAATGGTTAACACTATTAGAGAACTAGGTAAGACTCATAAGATTAGCTATGAAGAAGCAGAAGAACTAACTAACTTATATCTAGAAGCTAACCGTCTTGAAGGTGTAATGGCTGAGAATGACAGACTCGACTCGGAAATACAGAAGTTACAAGATGCTGGTGCTAAAGCCGCTGATGTTAATAAACTAAAAGACCTTAAGAAAATTGTACATTTAGATGAGGATACCATTGCTGAAAGAGTTAGTAAAAGAGAGCAGTTTCCTGAGCTATTAACAATACAAGACCAATGGAATGCAACAAGGGAGTCACTTATTAACTTCTCTGTAGATTCAGGTTTATACTCAAGAGAACAGGCTAATGCCTTACTTGACGCTATGGACTATGTGCCATTCTACCGTGTACAACAAGAGGAAGGTGATACAGTTGGGCCTAGAGGATACTCTAGAGGGCTATTAGATTTTGCTGAGCCTAAACGGTTTAAAGGTAGCACTCGTCCAGTTGATAACATTATAGATAACATGGAACGATGGATTAGTTATACAGTAAGACGAGGTATTTCTAACCGTGCAGCAATTAATTTAAAAGATGCAGCAATAGAATATTTACCCGATGAAGTAAGGCAGGTAGGTAAAATTAAAAAAGGCAGAAGTCAGAATACCGTTAAGATTAGAGAAAATGTTGTTGAAGATGGTATAGAAATTAATAGAGAAAATTTCTACGAATTTGATGACCCTATGTATATTGATGCATTTACGGGTATGGAAGCTATGCTTCTTCCAGCTTTGAAGTTTATGAGACCTTTTACTGATCTACTACGTCAGACTATTGTACTAAACCCATTATTTTCTATTTCACAATTGCCTCAAGATTCCTATGGAGCTATGTTTACATCAGGCTTAAAGCAGCCATTTAAAGTACCTGTAGAAATATTTAGTGAGTTCTTTAAAACATTAACTGGTACGAGCGAGACAAGAAAAGAATTAACAGGGTTTGGTGTAGTTGGACAAAGGGATTACTCAGCCTTTACCGACAGAGCGGATGCTAAAGTAGCACAAAGTTTGAAAAAGTCATCACTAAGAGACATGTTGTTATCCCCGTTTGAGAAGTGTGCAAATGCCTCGGACAATGCGGTTCGACAAGCAGTATACAATAGAACATTGCTTGAGACGGGTGGTACTAGGGTAGGTGGTAAGATTATGGGTGGTAACAAAGACGCTGCGTTAGAAAAAGCTTTTGAGATTATTAACTTTAGACGAGCCGGTTCTAGCCCTGTAGTTAGTGCAGGTAGACAGACTATACCTTTCTTCGGTGCTTATCTACAAGCTATGAACGTTGCTCAAAAAACTATCTCAGGTAAAGGTATTTCAGTACAAGAGAAGAATGAGGCAATAAAGGTTCTTATAGGCACAGCAACTAAAGCGTTATTGTTAAGTATGGTATATAGCTTCTTAATAGGCGATGATGAAGGGTATGAAAAACTAGACCCTGCTGTACGAAATAGAAGACTTATTTTACCCGGCACAGACGGACTAAGTATCCCACTACGTAACGATATATTTACTCTAGTAACTAAAATTATCCCAGAGAACCTAATACAACGGTATAAATTTGAAGGTATAGATGATACTAAGTTGATGAAGTCTTTAGCTGATGCAACAGCACTGGCCATTGTTGGACCAACTCCACTACCTCAAGCAATTACGCCTATACTTGAAACATCTATTAACTATGACTTCTTTACAGGTAGACCTATTGTAGGGCAGTTCGAGCAACAGTTAGAAAAAGAATTACAGTACAACAACTCAACTATGGAGATAGCTAGATTATTTAGTGATATTACCGGAAATACAACCTCTCCTAAAACATGGGATCATCTGATTAAAGGCTACCTAGGCTACACTGCAGGTCTGATAGGCTTAGCTACTAACGATGTCATTGCGGCCGGTTACGGTAGAGAAAGACCTGACCTATCTGGTAGAGACTTTATTGCTTCAATACCGGGTATGTCGATGTTTGTATCTAGAGAGTTTGGTACTAAAGCACAGTCAGACTTTTATGAAGTACGTGACGAAGTAATGACAGCGGTAGCAAGTTTTAATAGACTTAAACAAAATGATATACCTACTGCTAAAAAGTATATGCGAGAAAAAGAAAATTTACTCCGACTAAAAACCACAGTAAATAGATTGGGTTCTTTGTTAACTAAAATACGAACTAGAGCTAGGATTGTTACTGAGTCTGACATGTCTGCAGAACAGAAGAAAGTTGAACTGAAAAGATTAAAAGAGATGGAACAAAGAGTATATAGTAAAGCGGGGTTACTTCGAGAGAAGGCAGGGTTCTAGCCAGTACGCCAAACCCTGATACCTAAACAGCCTTCTTTTAAAGATGGGTAAACCCTTATTCTCACCTTAGCTCTTTTAGCCGCTGATTCCACTGCAAAAATCATAGCCGATTGTTTTAAGGTTGGAATGAAGAAACTCTCTCCAATTTCCATAAAGTCAAAAGGGAATACCCAAACTGGTTCTTTAAGCAACATCCTGGTATTCTTGTAGAATCTCCGGCATATACTTATTCATATCAATTACATAAGTCTCCACATTCATTGCTCCAGTAGCATCTTTCCATCCAGTCCCCATACGTTTCTTGACTGATAAAATTTCTTTGTTTGCTACTTTCATTTGATGTAAAAACTCTTTCGTACTTACGTTCTGCTCAATTAAGAAAGCTCTGAATGAGGGCTTAGCAATATATAACTTACCTTCATCAACCTCAGCTCTAATGAGTAATGAGCCACGAGGTTCCATAGATACCTTGCCATCTTTCAAAGCAAGAATATTTTGTTGGTTATTATTAATAAACTCACCAAGCATACTTTCATAATCTACATTATTAACTTTAACTACATTGTCTCTAATGGCAATCATTTCACCTACAATAAAATTAAATATCCTATCAAGGTCAAATTTAATAATACCTACCTCGTTAGCAATTTCTCCTGCAGTCATAGCTACAGAAACTAAGTTCTCATAGAACCGATAAGCGGTATCTAGTCCAAAGATTTCCTCAAATTTAAGAGACCATTTATCTATTAGTTCTACTATGCGTTTATCTCCAACATTGTAAAGTGTTTTAATAAAGTCAGGCCCGGCCCATCCGTAATTAAATCTAAACTTATCAAATATTTCTCTACCCATAGTTGCATCGTCTTTGAAGATTTGTGGTTTTCTAATTGAGAATTCTACTAATCTAGCAACTTCACCATTAGGATCTTTTTTCAATGTAGTTAATTTGTCATACAAAGAATGATTTGAGGTAAAAATAGCAATTAATGAGGCTGACATTTCGTGTTCTCGTTCTGCATTTATTGATGCTTGCATACGAATTTTTGACTTACCTTGCGATATATTGTGGATCGTCTGTGAGAGCGTTTTAGGTAGTATGTTACCTACCTCGTCAAGTCCAAACGGAATGTTGTGCAGTCCTAGGAAGCGTCCTACCATGCCATTCTCGGTAGCATTCAAAACACTTAGATCTTTAGGATGACCCCATAAACTTAGTGCAGAATACAGCGCTCCTGTTTTAGCCGCTCCAGATTCTCCTGTTAAAGATATTGTTACGCCTGATGTTGAAGTATAATCCATCAAAACTGAACCGAACCCGGCTAACATAGTAAACGCATGAAGTTCTAAGCTAGGTTGATTTAATTTATTAGCCGCCTCTTTCCATAATTCATAAGTACCATGCTGAGTCATGTGACTTGCAATACCTCGGCAAAGAGGAGAAGTTGGTGCCTCTACATCATGTCCATCTCTAGTTAATTCTCTTCCACCTATTACAAAAGATTCTCTGTTAGGTGTCCATCCCATTTGCATTCTCATAATTTCTTGTGTCCTTGTGTCTTGTAAATATTGGCCCCACTTGATTATATAATCCATAATAGCGCCCCCTTGCCCATTTTTTGGGTCAAATAAAATTCCATTTGTCGCCATCGCCTCCTTAAATTTTTCTTGTGCATAAACATGTTTCATCGGTAGATAAAACTCCTTCTCTCCATCCATCGGTAGCACATGTTTCATTAATAGAACAGCGCCATCCATTGGTGAATGAATAGTCTTAATAGGAAATAAATCATTTCGGTACACTAGTTTAGGAGGTCTAACTTCTCCTTCTTCCTCAACTGGCATGACCATATAAATACCTCCTTCTTTCCCATATACATAAGGAAATAAATCTTTTGGTAACCCTGTAAGAACCGTTTGCATTGCCGGTAATACAGCACTAGTAGTTTTTGTTTGTACTAATGCCATTTTTACAGGTTCGTCTTGAGGTTCAGCTTGCTGAAAGGTTTTGCCAATAGCTAAAGGGTTAGTAATCTTGCCTTTAAATTTACATCCTTCACAATGCCCAGGATTAGTCTCTTCAAACTTAGTACAAGAGTAGGGCATGTTCTGTGTCTGGTTAGCTTTTCTTTCTGTTGCCTCTCTATCGTAGGTAGGATGATCCTCAGACATCAAGTGTATTGCTGTGCCTCGGTCTTTACAGTGTTGAGCTATTGATAGTCCCGCATACCATATAGGTTCCTGTAAAGTTTTTGCATTCTCTAATACAAATTTAATCTGATTACATCCTTCACCTTTCATACTCTTAACTGCTATATCTTGGAAGTTTGCTTGAAAATTATCTAACTTAAGTATTTTTCTTTGTTCTTCACTCATTCCCCCTTTAGGAGCTAAAGCTAATACTTGCTCCATACTCATCTCAATCTCACCTAGAAACTTCTTAAACATATCGAAGTTGTACACTGGGATATTATCATCTAATAATTTAGTAGGGCTTGGAGGGTTTGTCTTGTGGTTGAATGTGTCAGGACTACGTAATATACGTGCTAAATCCGCAGTTACTACTGGATCAATTTGGAGACCATTGGATATACAATAATCCTTAAACTTAGTAGCATATAGCTTCCACTCATCTGCTCGTATATCTCGGTCAAATAACCAATAAGCATGTACACCCGTACCACTATCCACTTTAACTGGAGGAGGTAATTCGCTTTTAGTTGTAAAATCTTTGAGTGCATTTAGTGCTTCATCCTTACTTGAATATCCTTTGCCTTCACCTACATCAAGGTCAACAAAAAAGGATCTAACACTTTCTGTTTCATCTGCTTTTCTACTATAACCTTTAAAACTACTCATAGCTACAAAGACATTAACTCCTTGAGCTTTTTTAGTTTCAATTGTTTCTACTAGTTCATCAATAGACTCTACAAATTTATGCTTAGTCCGTTTTGTTATTGCATCTATATCTGCTACGCAGTAGACGCCTTTCTGTGGTAGTGCTTTTGTATAAAATTGTTTAATCATTTGCAGTGACTTTCCATTTTTAGAGTCAACAGGGTGCCCCTACGTAATAATGTAGTTTTTCTTTCTTACTAAGGGAGCATCCTTATTGTACTACTATTTTAATTTAGTTAATACTATAATTTATATTTTCTTCTATAAATTGTTTGGCCTCTTTTCTAGGCGCCGGTAGTATTTGCTTTCTTTCTGCCTCAGTTATTGCTAGATATGCAAGTTCTAAATCTTTTTTGTATCTAGCGGATATATTTTGTCCTCTGAACCATTTGTGTAGAGTCCACCTAGAAACATTTAACGCTTTGGCTAAATGCATCATAGGTAGATTTAGTTTTACACATAGTCTGGCTAAGGACAGTCCTATAGAAGTAGATTCATTTTTATGTAACTCTACTAACAATTTATCGCTATACGGTCGTGACATAATTCCTCCTATTCTTTAGTAGACCATTTATTAATAATATCGGATACATCGTCCGCTTTTTTAGTATCATAATTATCTGCCTGTCTTAAAGTAGGTTCAGCAATATCTTCTGTAGGAGTTTCTTTAACCATATCTGCTACAGGTGCTTGTGCTACAGGTGCTTGTGCTACAGGTTCTGCTACAGGTTCTACTACCGGTGCTTGTGCTGTAGTATTAGAATCTGTTTGGAATACAGTTAGCTTAATAGCTTGTTCAGCTTCTTTAGATTCTTTTTGTCTGGCAATAGCTTCTAATTGATCTTCAGGAACGATGCCCGATGCAGAGAATAAAATCTTAGGTGTTGGTGATTTAGTATCAAACTGCATCTTAGTGATCACTCTAGAAGCACTAATGTTATTACTTGCTAACATCTGTACATAAGGTCTAAATGGATATTTACCACTATCTTCTTTTCCGAAAGCTGACTGCGCAGGTAATACTAATTGAAGTACATCACCACCCGGATTATCTGGTAGTACTACTGCAGTTCTCCATGATAGGCGGCATTGTTTATCCGCGCCTCTTACACTATGAGGACAAGTATCACATGATTTAGCGGGAGGGCTTTGTACGTCTGCGTCAGGCACTCTTGAATCACTAGCCCAACATGCGGGACTAATCTTTTCACCTTCTCTATAAGACTGAGCATAAAATGTTCTTGATGCTGTATGAGCCATCTTAGTAATAATAACATCCATGTGTCTGTCTTCTATATTAGCTACTTCTTTACCTCCTACTACCTTACGAAATACTCCTCCTCGGATGGAAATTCTTTTACTACCTTGTGTTGCACCACCTCCGGCAACTGCTAATGTATCTGCGTCTAGGCCTGTTTGAACTGCTAGACCTTGTTGTTTCATTTGTAATATTATATCGTTGCTCATACTATCTCCTAATTATCTTTTACTTGGTTTACGTACTGTTATTTTGTATTCCCTCATAGTACTAATTCCCGGGGGCATACCTTCATCTTCCCTTGTACTTAGGTATTCTCTTAAGTTTGCTGTACTAATACGTTGCTGTAATAGTTCTAATGCTTGGTTATCTATAATAAATCTTTTGAAGTTATCCCAATCACCACAAACAAAAGTTTCTCTTAAGTTCTTAATTATAGTTCCACTTCCAGTTCTAATACTATCCGCCTTCATGTCGTTGCACTTGTCAAGCATAAGAGATTCTATCTTGGCCATTTGCTCTTTCAATCCTGCGTCTTCTAATTCATATTTCCTTGCTATATTGTCACGTTCGGTTCGGATTGTCAAGTATACATCTACTAACTTATCCATTTCAATTTGCTCAGACATCTTCTAACTCCTCTCTATATAAATCAACTAATGATGTATGCATATCTACTTTACCTTGTAAATTTCTATACACCTTCCTTTCAACTTCAGACCCTTGTAAATGGACTACAGTCATCTTATTTTTCTGACCTACTCTATCCATCCTAGCAATACATTGTAAATAAGTCTCTACTCCTAGAACAGGTGACCAAAATACTACGGTATCTGCTCTAGTTAATGTAACGCCATGCGATGCACTTTGTGGTTGAATCACAAGAATCCTTGGGTCATCTGATTGTTGAAATCTATTAATAATGTCAGCTCTTCTAGTAGCAGTAACATCTCCATTAATGACTTCATTACTATAACCTTTCTTGGTTAGGTATTCTGACACGATAACTATTGTATGTCTATAGGGCACAAAAATAATTAATTTTTCTTCTGTCTGTTCTACTGTCTCCATTAAGGCATTTAATCTAGGACTAATATCAAACTCTACTACTTCTTTTTTGTCTGTGTATACGGCTCCTCCTGATATCTGTAAAAGTTTATTTAGGTTAGCTGCTGCATTAACCGATGTAATTTGTTGGCCCGCGGCTGATATAAGCATTTGAGTTTTCAGTGCTTTATAAAACTTCTCTACTTGTGGAGTTAAAGGCACATCTCTTGTTTGATACATAACCTCAGGTAAATCAAGACAGTCATTCTTAGCAAACCTAATAGCGGGTTGTAATACAGAGAATACCATTTTCTTTGCATCTTGCTTAGGTACCCACTTAAAACGAGTAACCTGATACATAACCTTGTCGCGCCATGCGGTTTTAAATTTAGGAACTCTGTCTGGGCACACTAGTCGTGCTAGACCATATGCGTCTTCTGGAGATTGAGATGCAGGTGTACCTGTTAACATCCATAGCATAGTCTCTGGTCTCACTATTTTATTAAGTATCTTCCATCGTGTAGTGCTAACAGACTTATAGGCATTAGCCTCATCTATTACGATCAAGTCAAACTTAGCTTGAGCTATTTCATCTTTAACTACTCCAACTCCATCAAAGTTAATAATAATAAACTCATACTCACTATTAATTATCTTCACCCGCTTTTCTTTAGCCCCATGTGCTACTGCTGATGTTCTGTGTATAGCAGTATTAAATATATCTCCTTGCCACGCAGAAAACATAATAGATAAAGGGCATACAACTAATACTCTTTTTATCTTGCCCAAATTCATTAGGTGGTCAGCCGCCCATATAATAGAAGAGGTCTTGCCTGTACCCGCCTCATTAAAACAAAAGGCTTTGTGGTTTATAGATAGAAATTCTGATGTTACTCTTTGATGATCAAAGGGTTTGTAAATACCCGGATAGGCATAGTCTCTTGATATAGGGGAAGGTAATGGCTTTTTAAATCTAAGGAGTTGATTGAGTTTCATCATTTCATCAATGCCCCAATAAACTATAATATCTTGAAACTCTCCATGAGTTTTTATTATTTCGCACTTTTCTATATTATCTTTTATACGCACTACTACCTCTTTTGGTAGTGTAAGTTTTACTGCTTGGTTATTAACTATTTCCATTAACTGAATCCTAACTATATATAAACTAAAAAATGACTGCTATCGGCAGTCAGTCGGTTAAACTAAAGGAAAGGAATGAAACCCTTAATTTAACAATAAGTTTAATCTACACTTTTAAGTATGTCAACTCTTTTTTGTCACTTTCTTTTACTTTCTTTT